CATTAATTTCTCCATATTGTGCTGGTTTGCTAAAATCTTGATTTTCAGATTGTGATGCAACATCAGAAGTTTGTTTTCCATCACCCATTAAATTATTGGAATTAAAAGCAATATCTGTAACTTTATTAGTTACTGGTTGAGATAATAGATTCTTATCTATACCTGGACCACCAAATGCTCCCCCACCAAATATTTCACTTGACTTATCATAAAATCCTTTGAATAAATCTGTTGCTGGACCATAACTAAAAAATCCAGCAGCGAGAGCAGCGGGAAGTTTAAGAGGACCTGGTGCAAATCTTGAGAATAGATTTGCTGCACCTGCTGCCATAGTGGCACCACCAAGATTACCTGCTGCTGCTCTTGCAGGATCTTCTCCCCCAGCAATGTCCAAACCAGTCCCTAATGCAGCACCAGTAAGTATAGAAGTTAATCCAAATCTGTTTATTCCTTTCCCAGAAACTCTTTGTTCTGCTTCTGCTACTGTTCTTGCTGGACCTGCGGGTGGTGGTGTTGCTGGTGGTGGCGTTCCTTTACCACTATTTGAAAAATTAGGGAGAATATTTTTTATTTTAGGTATAATTCTATTTGCTGCACCCTTAACACCATCAAGAAGTGCTTGAACTGGTCTTAAAAATAATCCAACTGCAACAGCAGTTGTAACCCTAGCAGCAACTCTTGTTAGTATATTGAATACAGAAGTTAATCCAAACCTAATTCCAGCATATACTCCACCAATAATGCCAAGATTTTTAATGACACTATTTTTAATTTCTTCTAACTTTTGCCTATTTCCGTCACCAAGAGCCTTGATAGTCTCTATACCTTGCTGCAATAACCAACCACCCAAAAGAGTGGTAAAAAATTGCATTAAACGAGATAAAGTAAATGATGCTTTTGCTGCAACTTTTTGTACAGGATATACAAGAGCATTTTGTATCTTCCTTTCAATAATACTCTCTTTTCCTTCTCTTAATTGTTGCTCAGCAAGTCTTCTTTGTTGATCTTGTTCCTGAATATCTTGTCTTCTTTCTAATGCAGCACTCTGATTAACATTTCCATAAACGTTCTGCATCGCAACGTTTAATGAGTTAACTTGTTGCGTCAGTGCAGATAACTGTTCAGAAACTGAATTTAATGCTAACGAGTTTCTCTGAATTAATGATGTCGTAACTGGATCTGGCTGAGTAGGAGGTGGCGTTGCTGCTGACCTAAAAGAATCGGCAGACACTGTTCTTCTAGCAACTCTTAATCCTCCCGACAGTGGCGATTTTATCTCAGCCATTTATTCCTTGTTTTAGATTTTCCTCTTCAATATACTGTTTGAGAAGAGAAAGATAAATTTCTCTCTCCCAAGGTATCATATTTTCTAACTCTGTCAAACTATATTTATGATGTTGCATTAAGGCAAAATTAACCTTGTAGTATGACTCAAGATCTTCATGAGCCATACTTACCCGAAAAAAGAAGTAAGTCCCTCCAGAACAACGTCACTTTCAACACCAGTTTTTGGATTTTTGACTGATATTGTATGAGAAAGTTTTGGCATTGTGTCAAAGAATGTTTCAATTTCTTTGAATTGCTTTGAACTCAACTGCTCAATAAATTCTAAAAGTTCTTTCTTAGTGCAATCTTTTGCTGACCAAGACTCTTCTTCCGAATAAACCTGTTCAATACAAGAAGCAATAAGATCAAAAGTTTCTGTTACACCAATTTCAGTTCCAGCAGTAAAATTGCTCTTAATAAACTCATCCATTGAAGGATATTTCATTCTGAGAATTAGATTATCATCTAGTTTAATATCTCTTGAATGATCATCAGAAACTTGAACTTTAATCTCATCAAGATTAATTAGTGTAGGAACCTGAGTAAGATTATCATCTGGACAAGTAATTAAAACTTCAACATCTTCCCCGACAGACTTTCCGCGAATGTTGAGGAATAGGTATTCAATGTCAAAAGTTGATAGTTCTTCAACCTTGATACCTTTTGTTAAAATGCAAGCAGAAATTACATTCTTTACAGCATTTGCAATCTGCTTTGCATCTTCACTTTCCATTGCGATAATTAAAACTTTTTCTTCTTTAACAAGAAAAGGTCTGTATTTAATTGTCTTTTTTGAAGAAGGAATTTCCAACTCATAAGTTGGTGTGGAAATTTTGGGTAAAGGCATAATAATCCTTACAATTCATATAAAAATATTTAGAGGGTTCGTCTAGTTCCTATTACAGAATTAGAATTTTTTGCTGATGGGAATTGATCATAAAGTTGACCAGTTACGATTGCTTCTGTTGGTGAAATATTAGCAGGTCTAAATCTAACTCCACCAGCACCAGCGGCACCAGCAGACATTGGAACATATACAGGTTTATTTAAATTTGTTTCATTTAAGAAATTAGTTGCCAACTCTGGTACTAAGTTATTATCTGCATTTCTAGCAATATCAATACTATAAGTTCTTCCACAAACATATCTTTCATAATTGAAAGAAGCACTTGCCTTTAAAATCCCAGACGATTCATAAGATATAGCAGTAGAATTTAAAGTTAATGGAAATAATCCATAGAAAGTATATTCAATATAATTTTTATAATCTCTATCAAATTTTATAATTCTTGTTGCATTACACTTATATTCATCTGGATATCTCATTCTAAAATAATATCCATCTTGATATGGTTGTTCTCGTGATCCACTGCTCACAAATTCCATCCAGTGCTCTAAAAATTTTATAGTTCTATAAGACCTGTCAACATAAAATTCTAAATCAATTTGGGTAAATGTTCTGGTATGTGCCATTTTTTCAGCAACACCAGTATAATTACCAACAATATCTGCTGTCGCAAAAGAACTTCCAGGTAGAGAAGCAGTATTGCAAAGCAATCCAACAGATTCTCCAATAAAACGAGAATCAATTCCTCTTAGTCTAAGATAAGATCTTAATGAACCAGATAATCCACCAAAAATTACCTGATAATGTGAGGTTTGTGCAAGATTGGTAAAAAGTGGTTTAAACTCTGATATTTTCCTTGGTCTTGGTGCAGGCACTCTAAATACCTATTATGAGTCTTTTAGTTATTTAGATGTCCTATAAGGGAAAATACAAACCATCTTATCCACAAAAATATAAAGGAGATCCCACCAATATCATATACAGATCATTATGGGAGCGCAAATTTATGGTCTATTGTGATCTCAATGAAAATGTTTTGGAGTGGTCTTCTGAGGAAAAATGTGTCGCTTATAGATCTCCAATTGATGGAAGAGCACATAGATATTTTCCAGATTTCCTTATTAAAGTCAAAGAGGAAAATGGTTCGATCAAAAAATATATGATCGAGATCAAACCAAAAAGGCAAACTGTCCCACCACCAAAACCAAAAAGACAAACAAAAGGATATATCTACGAAGCATATGAATATGCTAAAAATCAAGCAAAGTGGAATGCCGCAAAAGAATGGTGTGCTGATAGAGGGTACACTTTTAAAGTAATCACAGAAGACGATCTAGGTATCAAATAATGGCAGAAAAGAGAGAGTCTCTGCTCCAATCTCAAAGAAGAAAACTTGCCGAACAAAAAGCAAAGAAACAACCAACAGACACTGATAGTAATAGAAACCGAGTTCGTGCCGTTCTTAACGGTATCACGGGAAAGGAAAGCGGTGATGATTTGATGTTAGAACTTTTAGAAGTAGTTTCGGAAAGTGGAAAAGTTCCCCAGGCAGGTAAATTTTATATTTTTGTTTATAACGCTAAAACTCCAAATATTAGATACGATCAAAATCCATTAGTTGCAGTAACAGATGTCTTTCAGTGGGGATTTAAAGGGTTGAATATGCACTGGGGAGAAGTACGACAATATACTTGGAATGAAGTTGTTGGATCTTTGTATGAAGTGTTTGCATCAGAAATAAAAGACTTACAAGCAATACCTTTTGCAAATTTCCGAATAAATAACTAAAAAAGTACTATAAATGCCACTCAATGTCGGTGCTTCAATAGGGAGTGAAGCATATACTACCGCAAACACTCAAAATGCATATGCAAATGCTTATGCAGGTGCAACCACATCAGCAAATTACTTCAAAGGTGGCGGTAAAACAACTTTTAGATATCCACTAAAAAGATTGGATAATACTTCTGACTATTTGGAAATAAAAATATTTGATTATATTGCTGGTGGTCTTAATTTTGGACCACCAGTTCAAATACCAACTACACAACAAAGACAAAAAGCAGATAAAGTTAGTCCAACTCATTATATTATTTTACCAATACCACAAAATATTAGTGATACAAATTCTGTAACTTGGGGAGAAGACTCTATAAATGCATTTGAGGCTGCTGGTCTTGGTTTAGGAAATGCAGCTCAACAAAATCCATTAGATACTCCAGAAAAAATTATTAATTTTATTAAAAGTAGTACAACAGGTGCTTTTAATGATCCCCAATTAACAAAAGCAATACAAACGGCGATATCAGGTAAAGCATTGAGTGCTCTTGGGGGCAATGTCAGTTTTACTGGTATAATATCAAGAGCAACAGGTCAAGTTTTAAATTCTAACCTTGAATTACTATTTCAAGGTGTTAATTTAAGAACCTTTCCATTTACATTTGATCTTGCACCTAGATCTAGACAGGAAGCAGAAGAAATCAAAGGTATAATTAAAGTTTTAAAGCAAACAATGGCTGCCAGAAATGGTGGTGCGGGAACAGGAAGCAATACAAATGCTGGTCTTTTTATTAAAGCTCCGAGTGTTTATCAACTGACTTATAAAACAGGACCAGCAAAACATAGTTTTTTAAATACATTCAAACCTTGTGCATTAACCGATATTTCAGTGAATTATACTGCATCAGGAACTTATGCAACATATGAAGATGGAGCACCAGTTCATTTGCAAATGTCATTAGTATTCAAGGAAATTAATCCTGTTTACAGTGAGGATTATGATCAACCAGAAGCAATGGATGGAGTAGGTTACTAAAATGCCATATTTCAGAGAACTACCAGATCTAGAATATCAATCACCACTCTCACACAAAAACTCTTCACAAGATTATGTAAGGGTTAAAAATTTATTTCGTAGAGTTAAACTTTTAGACTGGTTACAAGATAAAGCAACTCTGTTCAATAAATTTCAAATTCCAGAAGGTGGTAGACCTGATACTGTTGCTCAGTTAGTTTATGGTCAAGCAGATTATGATTGGGTTGTTCTACTAACCGCTGGAATCATAAATGTTAGAGATCAGTGGCCTTTATCAAATCGTGATTTATATGTTTATGCAGAAAACAAATATACTACTCAAAATTTAAATTCTATTCATCACTATGAAACAGTTGAAGTCAAAGATCAAAAAGGTAGATTAATTCTACCAAAAGGACAAAAAGTTGATTCTAACTTCAAAATAACTGTTTCACCTGGAGCAACATATACACGTGTTGGACCATATGATAATCAGGTTTTTGCGCCAGATACAACTGGCGAAATAAATCCAGTTATAGGAGTTACAAATTACGAATATGAAATAAATTTGAATGATGATAAAAGAGAAATTTATATTTTAAAGAATGGATATTTACAGCAATTCTTAAATGATATGAGAGTGATTATGCATTATGATAGAAGTTCTCAATACGTTGATAAGAAACTAATTCGCACTGAGAACACTCGTCTCATCGGTCCATAAGAGTTTCAGTTTTTTATCAAACATCATCACATATCGGTGCTTGCGGGAGCGGTCTCTCCATTCTCCCGCAGCACCTTTCATTTTACCTCTTGAATGTTTGGTGCCGTCTGCATAATAGAAATCTTTTTTTGCATCTGTAAGACCACAATACTTAAAGTTACAAGCGCGATAGATTGTGCCAGTATGAAAATCGTTATCAGCGTAAGAGATGATTGCTTTAACTTGAGTATCCTTTCGTAACTGTTTAATCGCTCTTGAAACGAACCAAGAAGTGATATTATACTCTCCTTGTTGGGTGTCAGGATGTATGCAAAGTCTTGAAAGTTCAAAGAGTCCTTCTTGTTCATTTCTTGCTAATCCAAATGCTCCTTGTGCTACTTCTGGAACTGGAAGTCCAGTAAAAATACAAACGCCAACTGGTCCCCCAATATTCAAAGGGGAAAAGTCATTCTTTCGGAACAAACCATAGTTATATCCTGATTTATAACCTTTTGAAAAATCTTTGAGATAGTGATAGGTTAGTAGAAGTTCTTCTGCATCCTTCTTAGAAATCCTATCAATATAGTAATCAGATTTCATAAAAAAAGAGGGGAGGTCCACTCCCCTCATTATAGCACCTGATCAGTCTTCTGCCAAGCGGGCAAAGTAACTGAGTGCATCGTCGTCCTCATCTTCTTCGACAGTAGCAACGGCACGGCGGGTGGGTTGCAGGTTGTTGAGTTCAGAACGAAGATCATCATCAAGATCTTTCACAGGACCACGAGAATAGGTCTCTTCTTCTTCAACTTCCTCATCAACACGGCGAGAACCTTTGGAACCCAACACATATTCAAGACGCTTTTTCAGTTCATCATAAGACTTGAACTGATCGGCAGCAACGAGTTCGGCAAGCGAATACTGCTTCTTCCAGATTGCTTCCATTGCGTCATCATCATCCAGCAGAGGAGAAGGAGCAGCAAACTCACTGGAATCATAGTTACGATAACCAGCGACGTTCTTCGCTTTCAGTTTGAAGTTAGCACCTTGCCAGAAATCAAACGGATCGATTGCTTCCTCATCTTCAAACTCAGGTTGCATTGCAGCAGTCAATTTGTCAAAGATTTTCTTACCAAACTTATACAGGAAGACTTTACCTTCGTTGGAAGGATTAGCAGGATCTTTCACAACGTAGATATTAGAAATGTAAGTCAGTTTACGCTTCTGCTTACGTGCCAGTTCTTTACCAGCATCAGTGCCGTTGTTCCACAGTTCGGAGTTCAGTTCCGACACAGGATCCTTCTGACCCAGAGTAGTCAGAGAGTTCTCAATATACCAACCACCAGAACCTTGAAATGCGTGACTGTAGAGTTTCACGAACGGAAGGTCCTCACCGTTCGGAGCAGGAAGGAAACGGATCACGGCATAACCATTGCCGCTCTTATCTACATCCAGTTTCCACAGACGGTCATCAGAAGAACCGCTGTTGGTATTCATTTTTTCAACTTCTTTAACCAGTTTGGCAGTAAGATTGCCAAGTTTAGATTGCTTCTTAAGGTCAGCAAAAGACATTTGGATTACCTCGGATAAATTGGATTCGGGGGATTACTCGGATAGTATAACAGAGATTGCCTCAGCGGTCAATGTACTGCTTGAGGGACTCAATGGTTTTGTTCATACTACTGAATAATATTTGCATATCAGTTTCTGGTGGGAAACCCATCAGGGCAACTGATTTGCGTAGGTTCTCTTTCATCTCAACCGCTGTTGGGTCGTCTGAAAGGGATAACCTAGTATACATCACTCTTTGCTTTTCTAGCAAGAGCTCAAGTTTTTCAATGTGTTCCAGTTTGGTCTCACGGGACATCATACCAAAAGAGAGAATACTTCCGTATATTTCCTCTTGTAACTTATTAATTTCTTTCAATTCTTCTTGAATAATATCGGAGTCAAAAAAGTTACTCATCTATGATTTCCCGTAAAATCTTTTTAAAAAAGAACACATCAATATTTAGGAATGGCATATATTTTTTTAATTTCAAACTTACGGTTTCCCACACAGGATCATCAAGTTTTTTATCAAAAGTTTTTGAAAAACCAAATATTTTTTCGTAGATTGTAAAAGTTTCTAGTGACAATTTCCCGCTTAGAAATCTTTTGAGGACTTTCGGGTGTCCTTTGGAACAGTTGAAAACATCCTGTAATTCGTTCTCCAAGAACAATTCGCTGCTTTGTTCTTTGAACAAGTAAGTCAAACTCTGCTGTCTCCGCATCCAATCTGCGTATGTTCTTTCGCCAGAATTGATAATTTCCCCAATCCATAAGTTACTAGGAGAGTCTGCTGCTACAAAGTTTGATACTAAAAAATCTACGACTTCTTTGTCGGAATATTTTCTGGAGGTGCGTTCAAAAAAATATTTATCGCGCCTCTTGTTAAATGATGTGATAGATGCTTTTGTTTTTTTGTGATATTTAAAATAATCATATTTAGGATTGGTGAAGTGATTTTTCAATCCAAGATATTGGGTATATACCTCAAAAGGACTCATTGATTCTTTTTCTCCGTTCTTCTACTGATAAAGTTTCTAACCAATATTTCCTAGCAAGAGATGCTTCAAGATTACTCCATCTTCTATGGCAAGACTTACATAGCAACTCACATTTTTTATATTCACCTTTGCGTAAATTAGATTTTCCAGACGCCTCCATTTCTTTATTAAGAGGATCTATATGATTAAATTCTAGGTTACTTGCAGTTCCACATTTTACACATTTTCCACCCAATTCATTTATAGCATTTTCTCTTAAATTTTTATATGCGGTTTTCTCTTTGTTCTTTACATACTCATCATTTTTTTTATACCAATCTTTTTTAAGAGAAGAAACTTGATCTTTATTGTTCTCTCTATAATTTTTTAGATAATCAAGATACTCTTGTTGTTCTAGAAAATTTTGTTTTCTTTTTTCTCTTCTTTTTTTACAACTTTTTCTATTTTCTTCACGACGCCTCTCAATTAAAAGGTTTTGCTCCTCTTCTGTGAGAGAAGCAAAACGATCTTTCCACTTTTGATAC